TCAATACACAGTATTAGCGCAAGAGTTTCAATTATCACCAGTACCAGACAGCAACTACACAGTAAATCTTTTATATTATGCTGCACCAACATTTTTAAGTAGCACGACATCATCCAATGCATTTATGGCTAACTGCCCTGACTTGTTACTTTATGGTGCTTTAGGTGAAGCAGAGCCTTATATTATGAATGATGCAAGGTTACAAACTTGGGCTACATTGTATGACCGAGGTGTAACTGCTTTAACTGTATCAGATGATCAAGGCGAGTATGCTGGGTCACCAATTTCAATCTCAATAGCAACACGATAAAGGAATTATTATGTCAGAAATGTCCAACTACTTAGAGAATGCTCTAATCAATGTAACGCTACGAGCTACAGCTTACACAGCACCAACAACAATCTACGTGGCTCTATTTACTAGCGACCCAACTGATGCCGGTACAGGTACAGAAGTATCTGGTGGCTCTTACGCACGTACATCCGTAACATTTGCTGCACCATCTAACGGTGCTAGCCTATCAAACGCAGACTGTACATTCCCACAGGCTACAGGCTCATGGGGTACAGTCGGCTGGATTGGTTTATATGACGCATCAACAAGCGGTAACTTGCTATACCATACTCCATTAGACGCATCTAAAACAATTGATACAGGCGATATATTCAAGATTGCTTCTGGCAGTCTTTCAGTAACATTATCTTAGGATAAAGCATGGCTCTTATAGTCAAGGATAGGGTACAGGAAACATCGTCTACCACAGGTACTGGTACGCTAACACTTAGCGGTGCTGTATCTGGATTCCAGTCATTTTCATCTGCTATTGGTAACGGTAATACAACTTACTACTCAATTACCAATGGTACTGAGTGGGAGGTTGGAATTGGTACGGTTGCTGCCGGTACTTTGTCTAGGGACACAGTCTTATCATCATCAACTGGATCTGCAGTATCATTTTCTGCCGGTGTAAAAAACGTATTCGTTACATATCCTGCTGATAAAGCGGTAACTATAGATGGTGTACAAACACTAACAAATAAAACTTTAACAAGCCCTACACTAACTACTCCGGAACTAGGGACTCCTGCATCTGGTACTTTGACTAATTGCACAGGATTACCTAACGCAGGTCTTGTAAACTCAAGCATTACAATCAATGGTTCATCTGTTAGTTTAGGTGGTACAGCAAGTGTAGGTACAGTAACTAGCGTAACAGGTACAGCACCAGTAGTATCAAGTGGTGGGGCAACTCCAGCAATAAGCATGGCTGCTGCAACTGCATCGGTCAATGGGTATATGACTAGCACTTATGCAAGCAAACTTGATGGCATAGCGGCTGGAGCAACCAATGTAACCAATACCAACCAATTAACCAACGGTGCTGGGTATATTACAAGTTCAGGCACATCTGCGGCTTGTTCAGGCAACGCGGCAACGGCTACAACTTTAAGTGGAGACCAATCAAACTGGGCTTCATTAAGAACAAATGCGGTTGCAAATATGTTAAGTTGGAAAAACTATGGCAATGGTCATATTATATTTGATGCTTCACAATCAACATCGCCAACAGGAAGTGCTGTAAATAACACAAACGCTACAAATGCTTGGACAGGAACATTCCCAACTTTAATGGGTTGGAACGGTTCGCAAACTTATGGCGTTAGGGTTGATTCTGCAAGGGTTAGTGATTCAACTTCAGGTTCTTCCACCTCATGTTCAGGCAACGCGGCAACAGCCACTTACGCAACATCAGCAGGCTCTGCTGGATATAATGTAGGTTTAAATGAAATAGATACTTATATATTTGGTGCTGTATATAATACAACACTTTATAGTGGTGGTGAAACTGTTGCAGGAAGTTCTATAGGTTTAGCAGGTATCTACTCAAGCTCAAATACTTTAGGTGGAACTGTTGCAAGTGCTGGTATGAACGCATTGGCAGCAGGAACATCATTGTCAGGCACTTGGAGGGTTATGGGTTCATCTGCTGGCGCATTGACAGGTAATAGGTCAAGATTGTTTTGTTTTGTCAGGATTAGCTAATGAAATATATTGAAGTTAAAAACTTAAAATGGTCAGACGAACAGCATTCAAGAATAGATTGCGAAGTAAACTTTGAAAATCTAAATGAAGAATTTGTACCATTTACAGCAGACCCTAATGACCCAGTAGAGCATGGTAAGGATATATATAATCGTGCATTAAATGGTGACTTTGGTATTATTGCTGAATATGAACCGCCACCCATAGAGTACTTTGAAAGTATAGTTCGTAATCAAAGGGATGACTTGCTTACACAATTTGATAGCATTGTTTCAAATCCATTTAGATGGCAAGCATTTACAGCAGAAGAACAACAAGCATTAGGTCAGTATAGACAAGACTTATTGGATGTACCGCAGCAAACTGGATTTCCATATTCAGTAACATTCCCTATTTTACCGATTACGCTATAAATAATGTTTGGCATAACCGCATTTTCGCAAGTACCGTTTAGTACATTAGTAAGCCAGATCATACTGGCATCCGCTAGCGTTGATGGAAATGCAATAGTTACTGCAAATGCAAATCAAATTAGTAGTGCAAATGCAGCAATAGTAGCAAATGCTAACGTAACAGCTAGTGCTTATGCAATACGATTAAATTCTGCTCAAATTAATGGGCTTGCAACCGTTAGTTCTAGTGCAATTAGGACTAGGACATCAACTGGAAGCATTAATGGCTTGGCAAGCGTTTCTGCAAGTTCTAGGGCTATTTATAGTGCAAATGCCATAATAACAGGCAATGCAGCAGTACAATCTTCATCAATCCGCATAAGAACATCTAGCGGTGCGATTAATGGTAATGCAACAGTAACAAGCAATGCGATAAGATATAGGACTTCATCTGGATCAATTAATGGAACGGCAGTTGTTTCAGCACTTGGTGGTGTACAATATAGCGCAGACGCACACATAAATGGATATGCCTATGTAAGTGCTTATGCAAATGCAATTTACTCGGCATACGGTCAAGTGTTAGCGACTGCTACAGTAAATGCTAATGGCACTAACTTAGGTCATAACTGGACACCATTACCAGTTAGCGAGAACACATGGGATAATACAGTAGTAACAGAAAATACATGGACACCTGTATCAGTAACAAGCAATACTTGGACAGACACATCAGTAACATCAAATACATGGACAGATGCACCAGTAACTAGCAATACATGGCTTTTAAAGGGATAAATTATGGCTAAGAATAAGATAAGTGAGTGGAGTGCTACGGCAGCGAATAACACCGACATTGGTGGCATAGATATTGCTGAAGGTTGTGCGCCATCTGGAATTAATAACGCTATCCGTGAATTGATGGCTCAAGTTAAAGACCAACAAACTGGTACAGATGCAGATAACTTTACTGTAGGTGGTAACTTATCTGTTACTGGCACGACTACATTGACTGGCGATGCAACTGCTGCAACACAAACATCTAGTGATAATTCAACTAAGTTAGCTACAACTGCGTTTGTAACTACTAAACTTGGGGCATTAGGCACAATGTCAACACAAAATGCTAATGCTGTTGCTATTACAGGTGGAACAATTACTGGGTCGTATGGGTTAAATGCTGCTACTGCAACCACAGCTACTACAGCAACTACTGCTACTACTGCTACTACAGCATCATCATGTTCTGGAAATTCAGCTACAGCAACCTATGCACCTCTTATTTCTGGAACAGCAGTTACAACAACAAGTGGTACTGCCGCAGATTTTACTGGAATACCTAGTTGGGTTAAACGAGTTACAGTAATGGTAAGTGGTATATCTTTTAATGCAGCAAGTAATTATCCAGTAATACAACTTGGTACTTCTGCTGGATTGGTTACTTCTGGATATTTAGGTGCAGCGATGTATGGTTCTAGTGGAGCTGGCAGTACTGGAACGCAAAATAGTGCAAATTTTGCAATTTATGACCCATCTGCATCAGCAGCAGATTCACTACATGGAACTGTTACATTTACATTATTAGGTTCTAATATATATACTATGAGTGGAATTGTAACAAATTCAAATTCAACACAAATTTCTTGGATGGGTGGTAGTGTAACATTGCCTAGTGTATTAGATAGGGTTCAAGTAACTTCTTCATCAGGTACAGCAGCATTTGATGCTGGAATAATAAATATTCTGTACGAATAGGATAATAGATGGCTACACAGCGTATAGAATTTACAGAGTGGACACCGGATTTAGCTGGGGTTGCTGAAAACTTGTCTGTTGCACAAAATGTAGTTCCAACTGCATTAGGATATAACCCATTCCCATTAGGTGTAGATTACTCTGCTGCCGCAAGTGAAAATCTTAACAATGTCTTTGCTGGAAAGTTTAGTGCTACAACAAGTATATTTGCTGGTGGTGCTACTAAGTTATTTAAATTAGATGGCGCAGATTTAAGTATGGATAATGTATCTAAGTCTGGTAATTATAGTGCTGTAGTTAAATGGAATTTTGCTCAATTTGGCGATACCGTTATTGCTGCTAATAATATAAATATATTACAAGGTTTTACTTTAGGATCAAGTTCATTATTTGCCGACTTAAATGCAAGCGCACCAGTAGCAAAGTATGTAACAGTAGTACGTGATTTTGTTGTAGCTGCTAACTTAGATAGTGGTACAAATTCAAATAAAGTACAATGGTCTAACATCAACGATGAGTCAAACTGGACAGCAGGTGGTGCAAGCCAATCTGATTTTCAAATAATAGCAGATGGTGGCAACATTACTGGTTTAAGTGGCGGTGAGGTTGGTCTAATATTCTTAGATCGTGCCATTGTTCGTATGTCTTATATTGGTTCACCATTATTTTTTCAATTTGATACAATTAGTCGTGGTATTGGATGTGCTGAAGGTAACTCAGTTATACAGTATGGTGGGATAACTTATTTCCTAGGCGCTGATGGATTTTATGCTTGCGATGGTTCTACAGTAACAGCAATTGGTACACAAAAAGTAGATGCATGGTTTTATTCAAATGCCAACCTTTCTAAATTAAACTTGATGTCATCAACAATTGACCCTATCCGCAAAATAGTAGTCTGGGAGTTTATTGATAACTTTGCACAAAACACTTTACTTATCTATAACTGGCAAGTAAAAAAATGGTCATCTTGTATTACAGACGTAGATGTTGTTGCTAGCTCTGCCTCTGCTGGCATGACATTAGAAGGATTAGACTTGTATGGTAATATGGATACATTGACTACATCACTAGATGACGCATTGTGGACAGGTGGTAAGTTCTTATTTGCTGGGGCAAGAGATACGAAAATAGTTACATTTACTGGAGCTAACTCTACTGCAACAATAACAACTGGTGACATAGGTAGTGAAGTAACGTCAGTCGTTACATTGGCACGACCAATCGTAGATAATGGCTCTGGAAGCGTAGCAATTGCTTCTAGGACACTTTTAAATGCCGTACCACAATTAGGTTCATATACTGCTGCTGATAGCGATAATCGTGTATCATTACGGAGTAGCGGTAAGTACCATCGTATCTCAGTAATTCCTACTGGTGACAGGTGGTCTAATGCCATTGGTGTTGATATTGAAGTTGTCCCACAGGGTACTAGATAATGTATCGTAAACTTAATCCAGCAGGTGCATTGCCTCGTGAAATATCCGAGGTAGTAAATAATCTTGTTGAAGGTAAGAGCAATAATACTGGTACGGTTACTTTAGCAGTTGCTGGTGCAACAACTACAACGCTTTATGATGAGCGCATAGGCTACGATTCAATTATATTGTTTATGCCTACAACTGCCAACGCAGCATCAGCCTTTGGCGGTCTTTATGTAAGCGCAAAGACTAGTGGTAGTGCAACATTAACTCATGCAGCAAATGTATTAACAGATAAAACTTACGGCTACATTGTGGTGGGATAATGGACTTTTCATATGTACAACCTAACGAACTAAGACATTGCTGGTGGTGGGTTCGCCAAGGTCTTGAGAAGGTTCGTGCTAAAGGTCATTCAGAATGGCTTGCAGAGGACATATATTGCGACTGCTACGAGCAACGCTCTATGTTATGGATATTGCCAGAAAAGAAAGGTTTTATTGTATTACAGCCTAACGGTGTAGAGATGCACATTTGGGCAGCATGGTTAGATTCAAGCAACCCTGATGATTTATCCTTTGGACTTGAGTTTGCCAAGAGCATTGCTAAACAAGGCAACTGCAAAAAAGTGACGTTTTCTTCTATGAGAAGTGGATGGGAAACAAGAGCAAAACAACTAGGATTCAGACCAAGAAATTGGGAATTAAGCATTTAGGAGCATTACATGAAATACAATCACTTAGATATGTTGCCAGAGTTAGCATTCAAACCAGTAGGCAAACGCATGACTTTAGAAGGCGGTGGCGGTAGTCAAACACAGACATCTAAAACCACCATTGATCCAACATTAAAGCCGTATGTTGAGTTTGGTCTACAAGAAGCAAAAAATCTTTATGGCGGTGCTAGTCCTCGTTATTACGAAGGACATACTTATGTAAGTCCTTCAG